TAATGATGTATTCTGTGATTAGGAGGTAAAAAATGAATAAATACCAAGAAGCATTAGACAATATAGCAGATAAGTTAATAGATTGCGGAAGAACAAAAGATTTAAATGGTGAAACGATTTTGAAGGAACAATCAGAATTAAACTTATTACAAGAATTAGTTGATAATCCACCTCTTAAATTCGAAAATTTGAAAGAAGGTATGTGGATTTGGGATGATAAAACAAAATCTTATATCTACATATTTAAACCATTAGAATGGGAACCGGTAAGAGGCATTAGATATGCAAGTCATATCATAACAAACAGCGTAGAAGGTTACTATATGGACTTTGAAGAAAACCGTTTCTACCGCAGGGAGGTGTAGCGATGACTCGTAAGGAGATTACTATCCTGTTAGGCGATATCCTGTATCAACAAAGGTTTACCGGCATTGGCAAATATTACGCCAGTGAGGTTACCATAGATTATGGCACAAAGGATATGCGCAGAGTAGACTATATGCAATTCGTGCCGCCCAATCAAATGAGCATCAGTGGCCTGGAAAAAGGGATCTTTATCTGCTACGAGGTAAAAAGCTGCTTAGGCGACTTTAAAAGTGGGCATGGGCAAAATTACATAGGAGAAGAAAACTATCTGGTGATGCCGATGGAATTATACAAGAAAGTCATTCATGACATACCGCATGATATCGGAGTGCTAGTTCCAGTACCGTCTACGTTAGGAAGAAAAAATGAAGATATCTACAGGGAGTTTGAGAATCCGACTCAATTTAAAGGTGAAAGTAACGATTGGAGATTGCATAAAATCAAAGATGCATATCCTGAACACCGGAAAAAATCTATTACAGAATTATTATTTTGTATGCTGAGAAGCGGAAGGTGATGTAACAAATGAAAAAATACAATAGCATAGACGGCCGTATACATACAAACAGCAGGTTGTGGTTTATTGTCCGGATGGCAGTAAGGAGAGCAAGAAATGCAGAAAAAGACCTTAGAAAAAGCGTACAACGTTAAAATCGAGACAGGCTACATGTCAAGTAAAGGGACGGTGTACATCCTCCATGAAGAGAATCTCATGTTGCTGTTCGAGACAATAAAAGAGCTGCAGGAATATCTGGAAGAGGTATACTCATGATTGATATAGCACTGGCAGTAATGCTGTATTTTACCTTTATGATGATATGCGTCATAAATGAAAGAGAGGGGCGATAGGTATGCTAACTGTGAAAGATAAAATTGAACAGTTTAAAAGAGATTGCAAAAGCAATGATTATTGCACGAAAAGAATTATCGAGATAAAAGAAGAATTAGAAGAATTGGCGTATAAAATGAAAGGTGTAAAATCAATAACGCTAAATGGGGCAGTCTATGAAAACTGTGGAAATCCATACAAAGAAAAAAAGAACGCTTATTTGTATGAGGAGCAAAAATTGATTGCGGAGAGAGATAGTAAAGTTTTTCAAATAAATAATGTAAACAGAATTATGTCAGTTATTGAAAATCCGGTGGATAGAGAAATGATTAGGGAACGACTGATAGAGAAAAGGTATTATAAGTACGTAGTTGATAAATATCATTTTAATGATTGTTCAAGTTTGGATAAGCATATAAATTCTGTTCTGAAAAAAATATTTGAAAAAACGGACAATATTGTCTAAAAAAAAGTGTTATCATGATAGCGTGGAAGTACGGGGGATGAGGCGTGATTCTCTTCCTTGTGCTTCACTTTCCTCTTACGGTTTACTTACGCGGCATCCTAAGATGCCTGCCGTAATCTACAGACGATCCCCCCCACCCATATATCGCCTGTAGATTAGGGTAAAATGCTTCCTTGCTTCAAAACACCCTTAATGTAAATTATGAAGCAAGCGTTTTAAGGGCCTGGGCTGACGAAATGAGCTTGGCAAACCAGCAGGAAACGAGTTGGTCAATGATGAGACAGCGCACTCATGTAGGGAGACATAAAAAAAGGCGCTGTGATTGATATCAAAGCAGGAATACACAACATATTGTCGAGAAAACCTGTTAGATATATTGGTTGCCCTGGTGGCGGAATAACCAAAAGGAAATAGCGGTAAGGAATCCTAAGCGGACTTACCAGCGTAAAGCGTCTGAAAAGGGCGCTTTAAAATTAAAACGTATTTATCGCACCTCTTAACAATGTGGCACAGATAACTCTATAGAGGCTAAGGATGCATAGACGTATGCTATTAACCGAACGCCTGTTAAACAAAGCACGTAGAACTGCCCGTTATAAGGGATACAGGAGAAAACGTGCTTTTTATATACCCGAAAGGAATGATGACATGGAACTAACGGAATTATTGAATAAAATCAAAACGCTTTTTAATGCCAATGACACAAAGCAACTAACTGATCGTCTTATAGATGTTTCAATAAACAACGATTTCAAATACCATAAGTCATTCGTGGATATTGTAGGTGATTTAAAAACAGATTGGCTGCAAATGATATACCAATACTACGAGGCAGACAGAGAAGATAAGAAACAAGACTACACACCGAAAACAATCGGTGTTTTATTATGCCAGTTATTGGGTGAATGCAGCAAAGTATATGATCAATGCGCAGGAAGCGGATCGTTGACAATACAGTATTGGTCGCAACATCCGGATACAGAATTTATCTGTGAAGAATTGGACGAAAATGTCATGCCGTATCTATTGTTTAATTTGTCGGTGCGGAATATCAAAGGATATGTAGTGCGAAAGGATATTTTAGCTGACGAGACATACCACTGTTATAAATTAACAAAAGGTGAAAGGTTTTCGATGGTATCAGAAATAGACCGTCTCGATGTCGATTACAGTAACATAAGCGGATGCATCAGTAATCCGCCATATAACATCAAATGGCAGCATCCAATGTTCGCGGCATTCGACAATAGATTTGCGGAGTATGGAGTACCGCCAGAAAACAACGCGAATTATGCTTTTATGCTAAACGCATTAAACAAGGCAGAACGATGCGCTTTTATACTGCCAAATGGAGTATTAAGTGCAGGAGGACCAGAACAAGGTATCCGAAAAGAGATGGTAAACGGTAATATCATAGATACGGTTATTACCTTGCCAGATAGAATGTTTGTGTCAACATCCATACCTACGTGTATCGTTATCCTGGACAAAAAGAGAAAAGGCAACAAAGTGCATATGGTTGACATGCGCCAACAATGCGCACAGGAAGTAAGAGAACAAAAAGGGCAATACGGCAGTAATTCGCACACAAACAGAGTGTATAAAAAAGAGTTCAATGTCTTTACTCCAAATAACATCAAGCGATGTCTGGATGCCATAAAAGCCGCTGATCCGATTACAGAATTTTATAGTCACCCATCTATAAAAGACATCGAATCATTGGATTACATATTGATGCCAAGCAGATATATAGACATTGCATATAAAACAATCCACCGTGATATCAAAGATATTGTCAATGACATAAATAATAATGTAAGAGACAAGAATGTAACCAAAATTACAATCAATGAATCACTTGCGAAAGGCATCGGCATGTATGATATATACGAATTGCAAGAACGAAGTAATAAGATGATGCGAGAATGGAATGAATCAGTCAAACATCTAGGAATAGCAGTTGACGAAGAACACTTTATACGTGTCAGCAAGAATAAAAACGAAATCAAGATCGAACAGCAAGACAAGGAGATTGCATCAGAGTTGATTATGCAGATTATCAACAGTTGGAAAGCTCATATTATGTATCTTAACAACAAGCAAAATATACTTTTAGCCGAGTTGAGAGACGTACTGCTTGAAAAGCTAATGTCTGGTGAAATAGAGGTGTAGTTTATGATTACAGTATGTAAAGACTGCCCTAAACGCCATCCAGGATGCCACGGAGCGTGCGAATGGTATAAGGCAGAGCGTAAGGCACTGGACGCAGAAAACGCACGCAGGCGGACTGAAAACACAGTAGGATACAGTACAAGCAGTCATTGGAATTATAATAAAGCGAAATGAAAGGAGAGATCATATGGCGGTTATTGATGAAGAAACCAAGCAGCAGGCAAAAGAGCTATGGCTGCAAGGCAAGAAGTACCGAGAAATATCTGAGATAACCGGTATAAAAGAATCCTCTATAAAGTCATTAGCATCCAGAGCATGGAAGAAAGAAAAGTTGCAACCAAACAAGAAAAAAGTTGCAACTTTGGTTGCAGATGCAGATAAAGACAAAGGGCCGCCTGAAACAGAGTTGCTGCCGGAGGAAATAGAAACACTGAACAATGAAGAACTGACCGAGAAACAGCGCCTTTTTTGTTTGTATTACTCAAAGTCATTCAACGCAACATCAGCGTACAAGAAAGCATATGATTGCTCATATCAAACAGCAATGTGTGAAGGAAGCAAGACCCTAGGAAACCCAAAGATAAAAGATGAAATCATGCGGCTCAAAAAAGAGCGCTATGCACGGTCCATGCTCACAAAAGAAGATATCTTCCAGAAGTACATGGATATTGCCTTTGCGGACATAACAGATTTCCTTGAATTTGGTTCTGATCAAATTGATGCAGACAGCGGGGATGTTGTGAGCAAGAACTTCGTACACTTCCGACATCACACAACTGTAGACGGTACTCTCATAGGCGAAGTCAAGCAGGGGAAGGATGGCGCATCTATTAAGCTTCCGGACCGCATGAAGGCGTTGCAATGGCTATCTGACCATATGGGATGGGCTACAGACTTGCAGAAAGCACAGATCGAGCAGTTAAGAGCACAGACGGATAAGTTGAAAGCAGATAGCAATGATATTCCTGATGAGAGCGTACAGAACAAAATGGATGCTATCACTGGTATTGTAGATCAAATGCAACCACTTGGAGATGATGACGTATGACACAACCAATGTTATTACTATCGCCTAAGTTCAAGGATTTCCTTCGCTTAGACACTGAGCGAGAATTTCTGGAAGGTGTTACAGCCTGTGGTAAAACAACCGTCGGCATTTTCAAATTCATGTGTAAGGTTGCAAATAGCGGCATAAGGTTTCATGTTATCGCTGGTGCTGATCTAGGTACAGTGGAAAAAAACGTCATAAATGGAGAGCGGATGCTGCTCGATCAATTCGACGGAGTAGCAGAGTACTATCCATCCGGTAAACGTAAAATCAGATTGCCTCATATTGAGTATCAAACAAACAAAGGCACTAAGATCATTTACATATGTGGATATGACAATAAAAAGCGGTGGCAGAAAGTGCTTGGTGGTCAAGTAGGATGTGTATATATTGATGAGGTCAACATTGCAGACATGGAGTTCTTACGAGAGATTAGCCATAGATGCGAGTATATGATGACAACATCCAATCCAGATGATCCATCGTTGCCTGTATATGATGAATTTCTTAACAGGTCACGACCTCTTAAAAGATACAGAAAAGATTATCCCGAGGAATTATTGGATATGCTGAATCAGCCTGCAGAAAAAGGGTGGGTACACTGGTATTTCAACTTCAACGATAATGCCGCATTGTCGCAGGAAGCCATTGAGCGTAAGAAAAAAGCGGTAGCACCCGGAACTAAGATGTACAAGAATAAAATATTGGGACTGCGTGGCAGAGCCACAGGGCTTGTATTTCCGAATTTCAGTAGAAGTAAAAATGTCATATCAAAAGCCGATGCGAAGAAATATACGTATCGGTATTTTACTGTTGGCGTTGATACATCGTACTCAGCAAATAGTCCGGATACCATTGCTTTATTGTTTATTGGCATTACAACATGCGGCAAGATCATTATACTGAATGAGGAAGTATACAACAATGCGGATCTAAATACACCACTCGCACCAAGTGATGTTGTTAATAGGTTAATGGATTTTTTAGAGCGAAATAGAAAGGCGTGGGGCTTCGCTAAACATGCATTTATTGACTGCGCTGATCAGGCAACACTGACGGAGCTATATAAATACAAGAGGACACACCCATGTATTTATACATTTGATGATGCATGGAAGGAAACAACCATCATTGACCGTATCCATATGCAGCAGGGATGGATATTTCATGGCGATTATCTAGTTGTTGATGACTGCATACATCACATCAGAGAGCTGGAGGTTTACAGTTGGCAGGAAGACAAATACGAGCCAGAAGATAGAAATGACCATACAATCAATGCTGGTCAGTATGGATGGCTGCCATTTGTGCAGTATATCAAGACATCCGATCCATAGGAGGTAGGCAATGAAACTATTTAATAAAGCAAAGAACGTGATAAGAGCGTGGCTCGATATCGCACCTGCGCAGAAGAACATTTATTATCTAAATGAAACATTTAACTTTGAGTCTAATGCGATAAAAAATCGTATATGGATGCGAGGCGATCCAGAAGAACTTGATGAGTTTTACAAACAACTAGAGCGCGACAATTCATACTTCTGGGCAGCGAGCCCCCGTATAAAGATACGCAAGATTCATTCAGGTCTTCCTTCGTTGATGGTGCAGGTCCTTACTGATATCGTAATACGCGATTTAAATAGCATCGAGGTCGAGGCGCGGCAAATAGATTGGGATAACATCAGCAAAGATAACAATTTCAATGAGGTTTTACGTAAGGCAATTAAAGAAGCGCTGTTCATTGGTGACGGCGCTTTTAAAATCTCATTTGATAAGAAGCTTACACAATATCCAATTATAGAGTTTGTTCCTGGGGATAAGGTGGAAATCGTCTATGAACGTGGCCGTTTTGCGGAATGTGTATTCAAGACTGAATATAAGCACGCACACAAGCGTTATGTTCATTACGAGCACTACGGCAAGGGGTACATCAAAAATGTTTTAACAGAATGGGGCATGGATGATCCTTTGCCATTATCAACTATCCCTCAAACAGCTAACATTATTGATGTTGCCTTCGCTGGCTATAAATTGCCGGATGAAAAAGGTGAAAATGAAGTCTACGGTCGATTTGCAATGGCTGTACCGTTCAAGATTAAGGATAGCACAAAGTGGGAGAATCGCGGAGAAAGTATTTTTGATAAGAAAACATCATCCTTTGACGGGCTGGATGAGATTATCAGCCAGTGGGTAGATGCTGTAAGAGCCGCCAGGACAAAGCAATATATTCCGGAGGCGCTTATTCCTCGTGATCCAGAAACAGGACAGATGCTGCAATTCAATCAATATGATGATAGATTCCTGATGATAGAAGGCAACATGAAGGAAAAAGGTGAAAATCAAATCAATGTCACGCAACCTGTCATCCCTTCTGAGAATTATCTACAATCTTATATTTCTTTCCTAGACCTCTGTTTGCAGGGAGTTATATCACCATCTACATTAGGTATTGATACAAAAAAGATGGATAATGCGGAAGCACAGAGAGAAAAAGAAAAAACCACGTTGTATACAAGAAATATCATCATTGAAGCGATACAAAAAACACTTCCTGAGGTAATAAACTGCGTTATCAAGGCATTTGATACTTACACAAAAAATTCGAGTGGTAACGATGTCGATGTTACAGTTAATTTCGGGGAATATGCAAGTCCATCGTTTGAAGCGACTGTGGAAACTGTTGCTAAAGCAAGACCAGGCAAAGTCATTATGTCAGTTGAGGCATCGGTTGATGAAATGTATGGTGATAGTAAAGATGAGGAATGGAAAGCAGAAGAAATAAAGCGGCTACGTATTGAAAATGGCGTCATGGAAACTCAAGAGCCTGTTATATCAGAGTTTGATGATTTAGGCGGTACGATACCTACACCAGAAGATTATGAAGGTGAATAATGGCAAAGAAAGTGAAAGATCCATATGCACTGAGGGATATCTTCAAGGAAATGGAGATGGAGCTCGTGGCATCACTGCGCCGTAACTTTATCAATCATAAAGTTGAAGAACAGGCGCACGGATTTAGCTGGGAAATGTGGCAAAAGGCTAAACTGCGTAACTTGCAGGAGTACCGCAAGGAGACAACCAGCGTCATATACAGGTTTAAAAAGCGAATCAGCGCAGCGATTGAGCAGGTCTTACGTAATCACTTTAGCGTAGGAGAGCGTAAAGCTGATATTAAACTGCCGCAGGATGGAGTCAGCACTGCTCTGCCTGGCGAAGAACCTCCACAGGAAAAACAGTTTTTCAGCATGAACAAGAAAAAGCTTGACGCACTGATCAAATCAACAAAAAATGACTTTGAGGATGTGCAACAAGCTGTATATCGCAAGATGGATGACGTGTACCGTCAAACAATCTTTAAGACTGAGTTTCAGCTGTCCAGCGGGGCTATATCACTTGGTAAGGCAATCGATAAGGCTACAGAGGATTTTCTTGCCAAGGGCGTTAACTGTATAGCCTATAAAGATAAAAACGGCGAGATTATAAGATACGTGAATATTGCAGACTATGCGGAAATGGCATTGCGCACAGCGAGCCATAGAGCAACATTACTCGGTGAGGGCAGCAAGCGTGACGAGTTAGGTGTGCATCTGGTCTTTGTATCAGCCCATGCGAACGCCTGTAAGCTTTGTTTGCCTTGGCAGGGACAAATACTCATTGATGATGTTTTTAGCCATCCCAATGATGAATACATTGCAAAATACAAAGAGAAGTATAAGCTGCTGTCCGATGCTATTAAGGCGGGGCTTTTGCATCCTAATTGCCGACACACGCTTGCGACTTACTTTGAGGGCGTGACAAGGTTGCCAAAACCACAAGATCCGGAAAAGGCTCTGGAGAATTACAACAATGAACAAAAACAGCGGCAACTAGAACGCGAGATCAGAAAGCGTAAAAGGATACTTGCTGGAACTGTGGAGGATGGAGACCGAAAAGAGGCAAGAGCTAATCTGAGACAGGCTCAGAAGAACCTTAGAGACTTTTTGGAGGAGCATCCTGAATTTAAGCGCAACCAACGCAAGGAGAAAGTGCATAGGATTGATACGAAATTATCGTCTGCATTGAATAATTTTGATGAGAAGGCATTGCATGGATTGGACGAACGTACTATACTGGAGGTGGATAAAGCACTTACAAAAATTTATAAAGAATACCCGCATTTAAAAGGGATTGTTAGCGAAGTCAGGCTAATTGATAAAGGCACTGCAGAAGCTGAGCTTGATATACAAAATAAAGGTCTTAAAGTGTCATTGGGCATAAATAAAAATCTTACGCTAGAAAATGCGTCCAGTTTAACAAAAAGGCTGTATGAGCAGCATAAATGGACAAAAAAACCAGGTATTGAAGGAATCATACGACATGAGATGGGACATATATTAAATTATGACTACTATGTACGTAAAAATGAGCTCGAGTATGGTAAACCGTACGGGGATGTATCTTTGCAGAAACTTATAAATGATCTTGAGGAAAATCAGTTAGCAACAGAATTAAGAAGCGAAACATTGAAAAGGCTTGGTGTAGAAGATTCAAATGATAATGTGTCTGGGTATTTTAGTGAATATGCGGTACAAAAATCAATGACGAGGGACGGTGAATTTTTCGCAGAAGCATTTTCCGATTATTCCGATACCAATGCAAAATATATTTTTATGGAATTGTTGAAAGAGAGGATGAAGTGACATGTTATTTGCGCCACCTTTAGAAATTCTTGATCTTATCGAAGATGTTTATGATGAAGAAGGATATATTCTTGGAGAAAGGATTTCTGAATTAGCTACACCAGAGCAGCAAAAACTGTTTGAGCAATATCAAAAAGACTGTGAAGATATAAAAAGACGCTCCTTTAGAGTGGATTTAAGTGACAGAACTTACAATCCAGTTGACGGATGGAAAATAAAGTAGTTGTTAAGCACTCATAAATTGGGTGCTTTTTTAGTGGAGGGAAATCGTGGAAAAGGCAAATAAGAAGCAACAAAAGATCATGCAGGAACTTGATTATAAGATCGATGAGTATTATAAAACACATGATGATGAAAGTGATGATTTATACCGCATGCAAGCACACTATCACAAGAAAATAAAAGAAGCTGGTAAAAGTCATGTGCAGATATAGCTATTGTGAGATAGTAGAAGACCAGTATTGTGATAAAAGATTGATGTACAGGACGTTGAAAATAAAGCGTACCTGCATTTTTTGCGGAAGAACGGAAAGAGAGGTAAGGCACGTGAAAGACCCACCCAAGCGCAAACTACCGTATTTTGGTAAGCATTTGAAGTAAAGGACGGTATAGAGTTAAGGAGGTGATTAACATGTCTTGTAAAAAGAAAGGTAAAGGCGGACGTAAATAGTTCGCTTTTTTATGCCCAACCATGACAAGGCTTTAAAAGGTGCATGTCCGAAAGGATAGGGGAGCACACCCGAATAAACAGGAGGAAATTAAAAATGAGAAATTACCTAAGATATCCGTTGAATATTCAGCTTTTTGCAGAAAATGGAAGCAACGGAGAAGGTGGCAATGCTGGTGCACAAGCAGGAGCACAAGGAACCGCTACTCAACAGATTGATTACGACAAGCTCGCGGAAGTTGTTTCAAAACGTTCAGCTGGAACAGAAGACAAGGTGCTACAAGGATATTTTAAACAGCAGGGATTGACACCAGAACAGGCCAGTGAAGCAATGAATCAATATAAGCAGGCGCAGGCAACTAAACAGCAGGAAGAAGCACAACGTATCCAGACTATGCAGCAGGAAAATGCACAACTGAAAGCACAAATCCTGAACTCACAGATTGATGCGAAAGTCGCAGAATTAGCAGGGACGCTAGGAGTGCAGGCTGAAAAAGTACCATTTTTAAGTAAGCTTGTAGACCGTGCAAACGCAACAAAAGAAGATGGTACGCTGAACGATGACAACATCAAAACGGCCATTGAAACAGTTTTAAAGGCATTCCCTGATTTCAAGTCCACAACACAAGCAGGAGGATTCCAGCAGATTGGCGGAGGGAATCAAGGCACTGCAGGCGGAAATGGTGTCGATGATCAACTTGACAATATTTTCGGAGTAAAGAAAAAATAGGAGGGCTATATAAATGGCAGAATTAAATTATGTAACGCAATTTTGGCCACGTATCATTGAAATGTACGGGCACTTGCTAATGTCTAATGAGTTGTATAATACAAATCAGGACATTCAGATTATCAATACAAAAGATATCCGATTACCAAAAATCACAGTATCCGGTTATAGAGATCACAATCGTAAGACGTTATCATTTAACACAGGTTCTTATGGTAACGACTTTGAAACAAAGACATTGGACCATGATCGCGATATCGAATTCGCGATTGACCCTATGGATGTTGACGAAACGAATCAGATTGTTTCCTTAGCAAACATTCAATCACGTTTTGAGAAGACGCAGGCTATTCCTGAATTAGATTGTTACACCTTCTCTAAGCTCTACACAGAGGCAAAACGTGTTGGTGCAAAAATCAGTAATACAGCGATCACAACCGCAAATATCCTTTCTGATTTTGACGCAAATATCGAGGCAATGGAAGAAGCAGGAGTACCTTTAGAACGTGTTATCATGTACTGTACACCTGCATTTAAAACTAAACTGAAAAACGCAGAAGGCATCCAGCGTACCTTGGAGGTATCTGGTGGCGCGAAGAATATTGATCGTCGTGTACGCTCATTGGATGATATCAGCACTATTAAGACTGCGCCGGCAAGCCGCTTAAAGACTGCTTTTGACTTCACAGAAGGCTTCCAGGTAGCAAGTGCAGGAAAACAAATCAATTACATCATGATTGACCCTGAGGCACAGGTATCCCGCGTCAAATACTCTTATATCAAGGCATTTACACCAGGTCATGACAGCCGCACTGCGGACAAATACCTTTATCAGAACAGACGTTTCAACGGAACATTCGCATTGCTGGATGATCTGCTGAAACAGGGATGTATCATCAATGCAGAAGCGGAGGGATAAGCATGAAAGCATTAAAAGACAATAAAGAGTACACCATTGCCGAAGAGCAGAAGCATGCATACCTTGAAGAAGGATACGATATCTATGGGGAGGATGGAAAACTGCTGGAATACTCTCCAAAGAAGAAAATCGCATACAGTGAATATGCTGCTTTGGAAAAAGAAAATCAACAGTTAAAGAAAAGAATCAAGGAGTATGAAAAGGAACAAAAGAAAGCAGGTGAATAGCATGTATGCAACACCTGAATACTACACCGCTAATTACAGCGGTACCCTCATATCACAAGACGAGCTACCCAAGGCCTTAAAAGATGCGGAGTACAGCATCGACCACCTTTGTTTTGGTCGCATCAAAGGAAAAGGGTATGATAATCTATCACCTTATCAGCAAGAACTCATAAAACGTGCTGTATGCTTGCAGGCTGATTATATCAAGCAGTATGGTCCATATATCAATAGCCCACTAAAAGGCTATAGCGCAGGCAGCACAAAAGTCGAGATGGCCAACGTAACCTACGGCGGTATCAGCACTACACAAGAGATAATCAATCTATTAGAGGATACAGGACTCAGATGCCTGGTGTTGTAATTGCGAGCCCTTTCCCGTTTCCTGACCACGAGGCAACTACTCATGTTGTTGTTTATCAGGAGCAGGACACAGAGGACCAGGGGCCTATCAAGACTGTTATCTATGATGGATTGGCGATCTACGACGAAAAGTCAAAGATTGTATACGGCAAAGACAGCAAGCAGATATCCCTCAGCGGTATGCTTATCATACATGGCGATGTACAAGCCTTGGAGGGCAAGACAGCTTTCCAGGGCTTTGTACAGATTGGTGCGGAGCGCAAGCAGATATATGCTGTCCGCAAGCCAAAGCTACTGGGTGTTATCTACAGCACGGAGGTTGATTTGTTATGAGGGTTAAAAGCGTAAAAGCTAAAATCAATCGGGAGGCGATGGCACAGCTGAATAAGGCCAAAGAACGCGCTTTAGAGCTGACCGCAGAGGCTATGCTCTCTGATATCAAAAGTCGCGCTGTTGTACCAAAAGATATTGGAGACTTGGAGCGGAGCGGGTTTGCTGATAAAGGACAAATAAGTGCAAAACTGGTTGCGGCAATTATCTTTGATACACCTTATGCACGCAGGTTGTATTATAATCTACCGTTTGTTGATAAAAACGGCAAAGAGCATCAGCCTGTTACTTTTCAGCGGACAAAAAATCACGATGCGCAGGACCATTGGATGGAATATTATTTGGATGGTGATGGATTACAGTGGGTGCAAGAAACGTTTGTTAGGTTTTTAAAGCAAGAAAGTGGAGGGCTTATCACATGATGACTTTAAAAGACGTCAAGGACTGGCTCAAAACACAGATCTCAGCAGATGCCTGGAAGATAGGTACTTATGACATATCTAAGGATAAAACGGTCTGTGTACGCAATCTAACAAGCAATCGCAGCGTGTTAGCTGTAGGCGGACTACAAAACACTACTACAGCTGTAAAAGGCATATCTATCGTAGTGCATTGGAATAAAAACCCGGATGAAACTGAGCGTGTTGCACAAAGCATACATGCTCTTTTTTATGGGCAGCAACCGGTCATTGGTGGGTATCGAATTGTTAAATGTGATATGAGAAGCGACGAACCCATAGGTGTCGGAACAGACACGAATGGGATATACGAATATGTAATTGAAACATGGCTCACATACGAGCGAAAGGAGTAATTTATGGCAAAAGTAACGACAGGTGTCTATCCGGTATTTGACATTGTTTTTAGTATTGGAACGAAGGGACTTGCAAGCTCAGAAGATGATATGGCATCCATTAAGGATATGGAGTCATTTTCCTTGTCGGTTGAAAGTAATGTAGAAAAATGGAGCCCGATGGACCAGGGAGGATGGGGTAGAGCCATGGCAACTGCCAAAGCAGTTACTGTATCCCTGAAAGGTAAAAGAAGCGTAGGAGATAAGGGTAACGATTATGTTTATACTGTACTGTGGAAGGATGGTCTTGATTGTAGCACTAAGTATTCTATTGAATTCCCGGATGGCTCTAGCATCACTGGTAATTGTGTGCTGGATGTTAAAGCTGCACCAGGCGGCGATAGCACAAATGTCGCTGCGTTGGAACTTGATATCATATTCGATGGAAAACCGACTTTTGTGCCGGCGCCAGCAACACCAGAAGGAGGCGCTTAAGATGGGACGTAGATATGATGTTGTAGACCGCCTCAGAAATCGCAACGAAAGACCGGTAGTTGAAATCGACGCAGAGCACAAGTATCCTATCAATACGTCTAAAACTAATGTGTTGCTGATTATGTCCGAGGTCAAGAAAGCGCAGAAAAGGACGGAAGACGACCCTGAATCTGACATTAAAATGATTGATAAGATCATACAGATTGCACTCGGCAAAGAGGCTCTTGATTATATCAATGAGAGTAATATGACGATGGCTGCAACAAACGATATCGTGGCTGTTATTATGGCGGCTATCGGCGATACAGAGGTAGACTTCGAGGACGACGAAACGCCGGAAGAAAAAAAGTAGACCGCTGGTATGATATCTTTGAAGACTGGGAGCTGATAGAGTCGTCTTTTGCCATGCAGTACCCCACAAAGGACCTGTATGACGATAAGATGGACTGGATTGAGTTTACCACGCTTTTAGCAGGTATTATGCCAGACACACCTCTGGGTAATATCATATCCATTAGAGCTGAGGATGATGTTGACACTCTGGAGCATTTTAGCGATGAGCAGCATCGCATTCGGGATGAATGGAGAGATAAGCAAACCCAGAGAATGATTGAGAGCATGAATAAAGAGGAAGTTATGAAAGAAGTCTATGCGATGTTTATGGACATGAGTAAATAGCTTCCTTTTTTATTTTAGAAAGGCAGGTGATGATGTGGGAGCAACAAGTGCAGGGTCTATACAAATGGATCTGGAGATAAAATCAGACCTCGACAAGGACATACAGGCGGAGTCGAGTAAGATAGCTGACCGGATACGTAAGCAAGTAGACGCAATGAGTGGGGATATGTTTAAAAACCTTAGGCTGAGCCTCGTAGCGAGTCTTGACAAAATGAATGAATCCATAAAGGCTACACTCAATCGCACAAAGCTTGAAATGCAAGCCTTTGTTGAGCAGATGGCGGGTATGGTCAAGCAAATGTCTGGTGTGCAGATGCCTTATCAGAAGGCTCAAAGCGACACAGAACCAAACACAACAGCCTCACAGGGTCCTAGTGTGAGGGGGCCTCCGGGAATCAGTATACGCAAGCCTAAAGTCAAGTTTGACCCGCAATTTGACACAGAAATGTTCCGCCAGAAATATGCTGAGCTTGAAAACATGATGGATATGTACGACAATCAGATCCTTGCGAAACAAGCACAGCGAAAAACACTATTAGAATCTTATAAGCCTAACATGAGTGCACAAGCTGAGAGTGCTCTTGATAAGCAGGTGATGGGGCTTGATGCACAAATCGCTAAGTTACAGGATGCTGCAGCTCGAACAAACATCACTCTTAGCGCTATGGATAGACAGATGGGGGCAACGTCCGGGACAACTGGACAAACATCGGCATCCATCAGTAAATTGGCTAGCAGTATGGGCGGGCTAAAGGGCAAGATTGCATCTGCTGCACTGAACGGTATGCGGAAAGGACTACAATTAGTCAGAAGTGCTGCAAGGGGAGCAGGCAGTGCTATCGCGCAATTTACAAAGCGCTTAGCCTCATCAGCATTGCACAAGTTTAGTAATGGGCTAAAATCAGCAGGACAGCATGCGGCGTCTTTTGCAAGCCGATTACTTGGTATAGGGTCAGCCGGTAAAAAGGCCTCTAACGGTATGGGGCGCGCTCATATGGGCGTAGGTCAGCTGATTAAGTCGTTTACGATTTTCTCGCTGATCTTCCCTTTGGTTTCCCGTGGCATCATGGCTTTAGCACAAAATATCGGGGCTACCCTTATGACAAATACCGCTTTTGCAAACAGTCTAAACCAGATACGCTCTAATCTGGCAACAGCGTTTACACCTATCTTTCAGGCAATCATGCCGGCTCTAAATGCGCTAATGTCTGCATTGGCCACAGTGACCGGATATATAGCAGCTTTTATGTCTGCGCTATTTGGTAAGTCAATGGCGTCTACAAAGCAGGCTACATCCGGTATCTATGCAGCAAAGGATGCGATGGGTGCATATGGCTCATCTGCTGACAAAGCGGCCAAGGCGTCGGAAAAAGCTCGTAGGTCACTCATGGGATTTGATGAGATCAACAAGCTGGATGATGCGGATAATTCTGCCGGCTCTGGCGGCGGAGGTGGCGGCGGGAGCGATATGCCGGTCTACACACCGACTGATGTCGATGACGGACCTATCAAAAAATGGGTAAAGCAGCTCAAAGACCTGTGGGCTAAGGGTGACTATGACGGTATCGGTAAGCTCATAGGTCAGCAGGTCAATAAGGCTGTAGCATCATTTACAAAGTGGATATCGTGGGATAACTTAGGCAAATCCATCACAGAGTTTTGCGATGGATTTTGTGAGCTCTTTAACAGTTTGATTGATACGATAAATTGGGAAAATATCGGGCGGATGTTTGGCACCGGAATCAACACTATCGTAAATACGTTATATTTGTTGTTTACTGGTATTAACTGGGAGCGGATAGGTAAAGCATTAGCTCAGGGGCTTAACGGTCTTGTGTACAGCGTTGACTGGGATAAGCTTGGGCATACGATTGGGTCATTTTTGCAAGCGCATATTGATGCTCTATATGGATTTGTGACAACTGCGGACTGGCCTGCTATCGGTAAGGCTCTGGCTGATGGAGTAATGGGTCTTGTGTACAGTGTTGATTTACCAAAATTTACGGAATCTCTTGGGAAAGGTTTGAGTGGAGCGATTAGCTCGGTACACACGTTTGTTGAAAATATCAATTGGACGAAGCTGGGCGATACCATAGCCAAGAGTATAAATGCCTTCTTTAGTAATATAAATTGGGCTGATTTTGGAATGACACTCAGTGATGCAGCGTTGGGTATCCTTGATACGCTACTTACAGCGCTACAGGGGATCGACTGGGGGCAAATCGGAAAAAGTATTGGAACATTCCTTTCGAATATTGATTGGTGGGGTATTATTTCTAAAGTTGGAAGCGCTATATGGGAAGCATTTAGTGGAGTTATTACAAGTCTTTTCAATTCTGGCTCAGGAACTGTATTTTTAGCGTTATTAGCAGGAATTAAGGGCTTGAAATCAGTGTTTTCAATGATTGATCTAAAAGGTGCAGCTTTGAATTTTGTATCAGGTGGTTTGAAATCTTTAGCATCTCTAGGAACCGGTATCTTAAAAGATGTATTGCCAAAAGTAGCAAGTGGAGTACAAACATTATTAGGGTCAGGCGGTTTAGGGAAAATTGTTTCAGGAGTAACAGGAATTGTTGCCAAGGCAGGGCCTATACTATCTAGCATTGGCTCGGTAGTTTTCTCGCCGACAGGTTTGCTAATTGGAGGAGTAGCGGCTGGTGTTGCATTGATTGTAACACATTGGGACGATATCAAGAAAGCGGCGAAAAATGTAGCAAAATGGGTTGGCGAGAAATGGGATGACGTAAAAAAATGGACGTCCGAAAAGTGGGGCAAAATATCAAAAAACTTAAGTGATACATGGTCAGACCTTAAAAAAGGAGCAAGCGATATCTTTGGAAAAATTGGAGATAAAATCAGCGAAGTGTGGAACGGATCTGACAAGAACACGGAAAGCGCTTGGGGGAGTATAAAGGGCGTAGTGGCAGACTCCATCGACACCGTAAGAAATGATGTAAGTGTCAATTCAGAAAAAGCCGGAAAAGCTATAGAACATAATTTTAACTCCGCAAGAGACTCTCTTATTGGCGCAAATCGCGGAATGAGTAACGATACCAAAAATGCATGGGGACCTCTGGTCACCTTTATGTCTGACAAGTGCGGCTCTATCAAAAATGATATTTCACGCACATTTAAGGATTCCAAAAATACTGTTGATACGAACAGTAAAGGGATGAAATCATCCGTTACTAGCAATCTGAGTGATACAACAAAATGGATTGCCAAAACCATGTATAACGAAATGTATGACAAGGCCAAAAACATGATGGACAAATTCAAAAAAGGTTCTGGGGCAGTGAATGTCAAATCCACTGTGCAGTCATGTGTCGGCAAGGCTACATCGTGGCTGAGCGGTCTTGGTGGCAGCTCTAAGGTTTGGGGCGGCGACATGATTTCGGGGTTTGCAAACGGAATATCAGAGAATATGTGGAAAGTGGCCGGTCAAGTTAAAAATGCTGCTAATCTTGTAGCATCATGGCTACACTTTACACGACCAGATACTGGACCTCTGCGAGAGTATGAGCAATGGATGCCACATATGATGGAGGGGCTCGGTAAGACTCTGGCAGCAAGCACACCAAGGTTTATAGGACAGGTCAAGAGCTTATCTCAATCCATGTCAGGAGCTATGCAGGCAGCACTACAGGAGCCGACGATCGCGTTTGCAGGCGAGCGTAGCTTGAATGTGCAGCATGAATGGAAGGAGTCTCAAAGTGATACAGATAAAACAACCATGAAGGACCTCATTGAAGAAGTGAGAGGTTTGAAGCAGAAATTTGATGAGGTTAAGGAAGAAATCAGGAATAAAGATACTGATGTTTATATTGACGATCAAAAAGTAACGAAAAAAGTCGTTGATAATGTAAACAAGGATACTCGCAAAAATGGTAAGTGTCCTATAGATATGTAGGAGGTGCGGGTATGGCAATACTCACGGCAAACGGTGTGGCGCTACCTGCGCCTACCGTAATAAAAATTGACAACGAGATCATATGGTCGAGTAACACCGGACGTACGTCAAGCGGCGCTATGGCTGGTGACGTCGTGGCCGAGAAAAAAACGGTAACGATTGAATGGGGAGTGCTCCAAGAGTCTGAAATGGCTAAAATCAGAAAAAATCTGATTGCAGGGTTCTTCCCTTTTGTTTTTAACGGTGGTGGAGGTGCGAGCCTCTCGATAACATCATACCGGGGCACAATCAACGAGGAGCACATAGGGCTCTTAGGTGATGGCATCTATTGGTACAAAAAAGCGACTGTAAAAATAATACAGCAATAAGGAGGATATTATGGCAGTAATTACAAAATCAAACAAAAACATTGAGATAACAAAAAATATTGAGGTAGACAACGTACAGGTCGAGCAGGTAAAGGCTGTAATCAATACCAGCAACCCGGAAAATGCAAATCTGACGCATTACATCAGCAATCAGACTCTCTATAAAGCTAATCGCACAGAGATAAGAGCTGCAGAAGCCGAAGCAGAGGATGAGATTTATACGGAGCAGGATGCAATCATCGCGGAACTGGCAGGAGGTAATAAGGATGCAGCTTAAAAATAAACAGATCGTAGACGCACAGCCAGCACTTGGCAAGATGCTCAATACCGCTTTGCCTGTAAAGCAGTCATACCATATCAAAAAGACGCTGGAATCCGTGAAAAAGCAGGCTGTATTTTTAGAGGAGCAGCGCACGGATTTAATCAAAAAATATGGTGTCGAGAAAAACGGCAATTACTCTATACCAGATGATGACTTAACAGCTCGCAAGAAGTATTTTGATGAATATAAGGAGCTCTTGGAATTAGAGGAAGAAATTGACGTGCGCCAGCTTACCCTCGACGAATTGGATCGCGTGGAGCTGACAGCTAATGAGCTTGAATCAGTGGAATTTATGCTTAAAATCGAAGATTAGCACAAGGAGGTGGTACAATGATAACCACATCCGATAAGTATAAAACAGCGATATCCAAATCTGGCCGCCACTTCCGGCTGAAAATCGACATTGCAGGTACTGCGTATACTGGCATAAAGAGCTTTAAGCTTAAAGGCGGCACAAACTCATCCGAACAAATCACGTTTGGGGATGCTGTGTCATCTTATATTGAGTTTATCCTCACAGACGTGCCTAAAAACACTATCCTTAAAGGACGTCAAGCAATACCGTATATTGGTTTAGAGCTGGACGATGGTACGGTGGAGTGGATAAAAAAAGGTGTCTATAACCTTGAAAAGCCGGTACGATCTGGTGAGTTTATAAAGCTTACCGCATATGATAACTTCGCCCTTTGCTATAAAGGATTTTTTACTGCGTTATCCGGCAATCAAAAAATTGTGGTCATCCTGCAGGAGCAATGTAAAAAGATAGGTATTGAGTACGCAGGCGGAGCTGATGATGTCGCTTACAATGTTGATACCCTGCAGGGGCTAACCATCATTGAGGCTGTAAGTGTGCTTGCTTCGTACTGTGGCAAAAATGCTATCATGGATAAAGACGGTAAGCTCAGGCTGGTATGGTATACCGACGCAGGTCTTACTATATCCCCGAGCCGATTTGCTGATCCGCTGGAAATGGATGAGGAAGACACCTTTATGAACCGGTTGGATTGTGCAATCGACGAGGAGCACTCTGTGTCTGCGGGAACCGGCGTTGGTATCTATTTTAGTTGCCCCGGGATGACTCAGGAGCGCATCACTGTCTTATACAACCGGATTAAGGGCTTTACGTACAGAGCTGCTAAGCTTAACTGGCGCATGGCTCAACCTGACGTTGAGGCCGGAGACCTCGTGCGTGTAATGGATAATGCAGGTAATGCTTATGTTATCCCTCTCATGGACTATGAGTTTAATTGTGACGGTGGATTTTACGGCACAATAGAATCTAAAGGTAAAACCCAGCAGGAGCAAGACACAGGCTATAAAGGTCCTCTACAAACAAAAGTGGACAGGACTTACTCTGACCTCGTAAGCACAAAGCAAGTCATCACAGACAAAATCACAGCCTTTGAGGGCGAGTTTGAGACTATCAACACCAATTACTTGGAGGTCAACAAAAAGCTCTCTGCGCTGGATGCAGAAATCGAAAATCTAGACGTCACAGAGCTTGCCACAAAGGTAGCGAAAATTGAGACATCCTACGTATCGAAAGAGTACGTACAGGACCTATATGCCACCAAAGCCGAGGTGCACGTACTGGACGTAGACTTGGAGCGTGTCAACACCCTGCTCGCAGGCAGTGTGACAGCAGGCAGTACGCAGACCATAGTCTTAAATGCTGATAACACCACAATATCCAATGCGCTGATAAAATCGGCCATGATTGACAGCCTATCGGCTGATAAGGTCACAGCAGGTACGATTGATGCGAGCAGCATACACTTTAAGTCACAGTCTGGACGATTGGATATCTTTGGTGAGACATTGCAAGTCAAAGATGCAACCCGCACCCGTGTACAGATAGGCAAGGATGGCACAGGTGACTATGCTTTATCGCAATGGGATGCACAAGGTAATCTTATGTGGGACAGTCGAGGTGCTAAAGCTGCGGCCATAAAGGATAAGATTATTGTTAATGATATGGTGTCTGATAATGCCGGAATTGAGGGCAAAAAAATCAACATCACATCGCTGGTAAAAGAGATTAACGACGGTACAGAGGTGATAAAGTCTAGCCATATTTTAGTGGATGGAGCTAATCAGTCTCTTTCTGTGGTGTATAACACTATCACCGGTGATTTAAGTACATTAAGTACAGCATTATCCGTGGAGCAAGGCAAAATCTCATCATTGATTACCGATGTGTCGCAAGCTAAGGGCGATGTGTCAACCTTACAGACCAATTACAGCAGCCTCACACAGACTGTATCAGGCATTAACAGTACGGTGTCTAGTCACTCTACTAGCATAGATAATCTCAATAACATGGAGATAGGCGGACGGAATCTTATCACAAATACTAGACCGGATAAGCCCACTATTAACGCCATGACTAGCAAATGGTCTGTGCAAATTATTGAGGAGTCAACAGCGATTAGTGGTAAAGCTATGCAAGCGACCTGTGTTTTAGGGGGAACTGGTGGTGTTTATCATGGCGGTTCACGTAGATTAGAAACAGGAAAAAGATATACATGGATGGTGTTTGTAAAAGCTTCAAAACAGGTACGTATTGGTCTTGGTAATGAACAGAACGGGATACTCTATTGTGATATTACAACTGAATGGAATAAGTTTACACATACTTTTACAGCTAATAATAACACACATTATCAATTCATATTTTATACGGCTAATGCTGATAATCCTTGGATGGTCGGCGATATTATAAGTTACCACAGTCTTATCTTGGTCGAGGGTGACAAGGCTCCTACATGGGTGCCGGCTCCCGAGGATGTAGATGCATCTATCAAGACTGTATCCGACAAAACCTCAACGCTGGAGCAGACAGTCAATGGCTTTAGCGGCAGGATATCATCAATTGAGACAACAGTAAACAATGCCAGCAGTAAGGTGACAGAGATAACTGCCACAGTAAATGGGTTGACCACAACGGTTGCAAACAAGACCGATAAGGGTGCTATTATATCTACAATCAACCAATCTGCGGAGGCGATAAAGATACAGGCAAGCAAGCTGGAGCTTACAGGATATGTTACGATGACAAATTTGTCTACAAGCGGACAAACGAGTATAGATGGCGGAAATATCAAAACCAGAACTATTACAGCTGCAAAAATCGCATCAGGCACTATTACAGCCACTCAGATTGCAGCTAACACTATCACAGGTGCAAAGATAGCCTCTAAGACTATAACAGCAGATAAAATCAGCGTAACATCACTGAGCGTTCTAACCGCAAATCTGGGCACGGTAACGGCTGGTAGCCTTACGTCTAATACGACGATCAGCGTCTCAACTAACTTGACTGTCGGCAATAACATTTACTTGAACCAGAACGTAAATACCACAAAGTATATCTATTTCAATTCATCAAACTACATTCGTAACCTATATACCAATAGCTATAACTATATCACAGTAAACTCAAATTATCGTTGTGCTTTGATGTCAGGGAGCACAAGTGTTTATGCGTACGGTAATACGGGTGAAGCAGGTATTTCAGCGGCTGCAAGTATTATTTTTTCCAGCTATGGCAACGGGCGCCTAGAGCATTATGGTAAATACTATGACGCAAACTGGAGCTCTGGGTTTTTCAGGCCACTGCAAGCTGGAACAGCATTAGGTGGCAGTGGGGCATCATATAGATGGTACCGATTATATGCCGCCAATACGTGCAGTACATCGTCTGATATACGGCTTAAAACGAATGTGAAAAAATATGATGTACGATATGAAAGCATGTATATGGATTTAAAACCTGTAACGTATGAGCTTATCAGTACACCTGGTAAGACTCAGTGTGGACTAATTGCACAATGGGTAAAAGAGGCAATGGATAAAAATGGAATCAGTGAAAATGAATTTGCTTTATATGAGCATGATATACGTGAAGATTCCTATTCCATTTCCTACGAACAGTTGACATCCCTGAACATGCACATGGTACAAAAGACCATAAAGCGAGTAGACGCCATTGACGATGAGCTGCTGAGCATAAAGGCCAGCCGACAGCAGGATGCACAAGAGCTACAGCAGGAGCTGCAAAAACGAGACTTCGAGATATCGCAATTACAATATAGAATACAGCAATTAGAGAGCCGCACATAGGCTCTCTTTAAATATGCCTTAACAGGCGGAAGGAGAAGAAACATGGATATGCTTTACACTGTTTTACTGGCAGACCTCAGCATGGTACTGGTCTGCTACGCTATTTTACTACTGGCTTTTGCATCTAACGTGGTGCTGAGCCTTTACCACAATATCAACATCACAGGGGAGCACTTTGACGCTAAACGGCTGTGGCAGGGCGTTAAAAAGGCCTTGGTGCTGGTCTTTGGTACAATGCTGATGGTTGCCGCTGTAGATGCAGCCACTACGCTGCTTACGCAGTACGTGCCAGATATCAATGAGCAGGTGCATGACCTCATCACTGTGGCTATGATTGCCGCTACAATCGGCGTAGCAGCATGGCGCTATATCAAGGATGCATACAGTACGTTTATCAATATTTTAAACGGTAAGCCCTCTGAGGTCGCAGCTGCGGTGGATGCAAAGGAGTAAGACATGTCGGATGTAATTATTGTGGCTCTGATTGGAGGCGTATGCACAGCCATACCGTCATTGATAGCAACGGTAGTGATCAACAACAAATCGACAGCCGTCATGCAATATAAAATAGACGACCTTACAAAAAAGGTAGAAAAGCACAACAATGTTGTAGAACGTATGGCAGTTGCGGAAAACAGTATCAAATCAGCTCATCATAGAATCGATGACCTTATGGAAAAATAGGAGGAAACAAAAATGACATTTAAGAAAAGAACAAGCCTGTCCGGATTGACAGGCAGTAATTGGATGAATTGGGCAGTGCGCAGAACCGGCGTGAATATGCCGAACTGCTTTACCTATGCTACAGCTCGTATCAGCGAGATTTTAGGGCGAGAGGAGT